CAAAGCTGTGAGGAAGCAGAGCATGCAGGTGACCTTAATCAATTAACTGAGTCGCTTGATAAAGAACACATGTATTACCAGAACATGCGCCAAGCAATGTTAATGAGAGCTAAAGCATTGAATTGCACGTTTGATAAGCAACGTGGCACTTGGATTAGTCCACCAGAATTTAACGGTATCTCAGATCAACAAAGAGATGAACTTCAAAACTTCATAGCTGAACGTGGCCTCGATGTAAAAACAGTTTGTGAGCACTTCGGCATAGATGCCCTGATCCAAATTGAAGCAGCAAAACTACCAGCAGTTAAACAAGACATTGAAACATTAGCTAAAACGGGGATGACAGCATGAATAATCTAATTACTGCAGCTGAAGCATTTGCAGCTCTTCAAAAAGGTAAAACTGTTCTTTGTCGTCCTATTGGAGACATGTTGGACTTTTCTGACTTAGATCAATTCCCCGCTTCTGTTTTTGGTAAACCGGGTTTTGAATTCTGCATCAAAATCGAAACTATTGAGCTGGCTGGCATTACATTCACAAAGCCATTAACTATTGATGAGTATGAAGAGGGTCAGGAAGTTTATGTAATCAGTACATATTCACCTACGGTTTATGTTTTAGATTTCAAAACTAACGCATTAATTGATTCTATTAACAGTGGCTTCGTTCAACGTGATGCAGAAAACGCCAAGCTTCAATTAAAAGCACTGTCCAAAGCGTTAGGTTTTGAAGTTAATGATGACTTAAGTGTTATTCGTCTTGGTGAGGAACCTAAAAAACAGAGAGGCAAAAAATCAAAAGCTGAGCCAGTGGCAAAAGTAATACCTTCTGAAGTTTTCCCTGCAGATAAACAGCCAGCGATTGTTATTACAGAACAAACTAATGTCACAGCTTCCGAAGACCTATTAACTCCAGTTACTAACGAACTTAATATTAAGCCGAATGTTAATGCCCAATTTGAAATTTTGCTTGATGCAATCCGTATTTGCCAGTCAGAAAAAGAGCTAGATTCAACTTGTGCGAATCTTGAAAAAGAAGGCTTTACTCAAGAGCAAATTGACCAAATAAATCTGGCTAAGCAAGAACGATTAATTGAACTCGATTTTATTGAAATGGATGCTGCTGATACAGCTAGTGAACAAGTTTTTTCTGATTTAGATGCGCAAGCAAATGATGAAGTGGCAACCATTTCAATGCCTGAAAATTATGAATCATTAGTTCAAAGCATCCAGAACTTTCATACCCCTGAAGAAGTTAATAGTGTTATCCGTTACACCACTAAATGGACGGAGGAACAACGTAAGCCACTATTAAATGAAATGCACAAACGCCTTGCAGAGTTAAAGCAAACAAAACAAGAAGATGATGGATTATCACCTTTAATCGTCCGCCTCCAATATGCGGCAGATCTAAAAACGCTTGAAGAATTAGAGTTAGAAATTCCTTCACGCCATCAAGACGTTCATAAAACCTTATGGAATATGGCCAAAAAGCGCCGTAGTCAACTCAATGCGGCCGCTCATGAACCAGCATATCTTTTAGAGGATGGCCTCTAATATGAAAGATCAGTACAAGAAAGTGAGCCAAAAACACATGCTTGGTTTTATGTACTACTTGCAATTGCTGGGCTACGTAATAGTCCGGCAAGGCATGGATCAAGCAATGTTTCTAACCAAGCATTATGCGGTACCAGTCGCTTGGCGCCGCATAACGATCGACTATCACAACCGATTAAATAAACCGGCACAACAACTTTATAAAGAGTTTGTTGAGTGGACTAAAGAAGAATATTTGAGGGCTTAGGTAATGATTGATCTAAATAAAAAAAGAGAAGCTTTTGAAAGATTTCATGCCAAAGAATGTAATTGCAGTTATGAAAGTTTAAAACGTCAACTAGATAGACAAGAGGCACTAACAGGACACAGATATTTACCAACTAGTCCTCGTCATGAAGCTTGGTTGATTTGGGATGCCGCATGGAATGACGCCAGTGCTCAGGTGTTGCCAACTTGGATCAGCATGGATGATGAATGGCCGCCTACTGACATAATGGTACTTATTTGTTGGGCTGATGCACCTGATGTTACCCCCGAACAAGACTATATGACTATTGATGAAGATTTAAATAGTGTATGGGCAAATTATCATAATGATGCGCCTTCACACTGGATGCATTTTCATAGTGTGCCAAACGTATCTGGAGCTGCTAATGAGTAAGGTTATTGGTGAAGTTAATTTGAATCCTAGCCGTATTGAAGGTACTCCGGATCAGGTGGCTCTTCATATTTTTGAAGAAATCATTTGTCCAAGTACTGAGGAGCTTCTCAAAAACAATCCGGAAGCTGCAAAAGTTTTTGCATATCACATTTTTGGTTTAGCGCTTTCTCAGCTTGCCGAATTCCATTCAACTAAAAGTTTAGATAAAGCTGTAACCGTTACTCTTCACAACCTTTTGCGTCAATTGAAGAAAGAACGTAATGAGTTGAGGAGCTAATAGATGAGTGAAGTAAAAGTTAAAACATGTGATTTTTGTGATGATGGAAATGGTGAATGCATTTACCCCTATTACGGTCTTGCCCCTCATATTCATACGAAGCCAATTGGCAGTACTGAATTTATAGATGTTTCATTACCTGAAAACTTTAGTCCTGATGGGGATGGTTTAGGCATATATACACACTGTCTGAATTGTGGGGGTGATGGCACATATGAAGGCATCCAGTTAGAAGTTAAAGCGGAAAGTAAGGAGGGCTAATGTGGATAAATATCTGACATCTAACAATGTGTGTGAGATGTTTCATATTACTAAACGCACACTTAATCGGTGGGAAATTAACACTCCTTGGGGTATTCCCTTCCCAGCCCCAGCTTTAAGTTCTGAGGGCGGAACAATGAAAAGATACCTCGCTACTGATGTAATGAAGTGGGAGGAAGAATGCCAGCAAAAGAAGCAACTAAAAAAAGCTATATAA